GGATCAGACATTCAATTACCTCTCGAACTGAACAATATTTTGAAGGACATCAATTTGTTTAGCCTTCTCTTCAGCAAGACGGACACTGAAAAGTTGGTAAATGTAGCGTGCAAGAGCAGTCGGCTGGCCCGCAGTAACCTTGGAATCAACAAGGTCACCTGAAGGTGCAGTAGAAACAATCTTGCTGGCATCAACAGTGGTGACTAGCCGCCACATTGCACCTAGACGGATAACGTCAGTGGCACTAGCAGGCAAACCAGACACAGAGAACTCGTCACCCACAGATAACTCGGTAGGAAGATGCGTGTACTGGACACGAACATCCCGACCGGCAGGTGGGGATTCATTCATGACAAGACCTACGCGCGGGGCACTCTCACCCGAAACGGGGAAGTTACGGTCAACACGGTAGCGGCGAATCAAAGCCCACACGCCCGTAGAATTCAGGGTGTCCCAAGACACCCCAGTGACATCGTTCGTTCCCACAGGAAGCGGGTAGGCCCGCGTCGTGCCATCGAAATTGAATGAGTAAGAACTAATACCGAAAAGGTTAATGCCAACGATGGTGTCGTTGATGGCCCTCTTTACCTGAGCACGAGGGAACGTTGGGCTATTGCGCACAAGGGTGTGAATAGGGTGAACAGCGGCAGTCGTGCCACTCCAACCCCGACCACCCGGCATGACCGTTGCGATACCAGAAGTCTTGGTAATCGATTTTGCGTACACAAGTTCATCACCAATTTCAACCGTTCCCTTAGCAAGCGAACTAACATCGTCAACCTGTAACGTGAGTCCATCAATTGTAAGTTCCTGAGTGAGGACTGTGACGGACTCTTGGTTCTTCACATAGCCAGACACCTCAGCGAGTGTCTGATCAACCAGTGCTTCAAAATTCATTTAAATCACCGCGCCTTCACTGCGTATCCGGCTTTGTCAGATAACTTGACTGCCGCGTTAATGTCTTTGGCTTTAGTCGAACGAGGCTGGATCCCCTGCTTGCGGGCGGTCGCGTAAGAATCTAATTCCTTATCGTTCGCGTGTGCCCAAGCCCGGATCTGACCATTAGCAAGGTGAACGGTTGCAGCCTTGCAACCGAAACAATCCTCAACAAATTCAGGATGAGTTCTTAACTGGTGAAGCATCAGGCTCCCGTAATGTAATCGGAGAACCCAGCATCAATGAGTTCTGTGGATAGTTCTGGCGTAAGGTCTATAATGAAACCGCCACGAAGCACAACCTCGCAAGCGGCGAGGTAATCCTCAGTAGGGCTGACAAGGGTCTTCCACGCACCTTGATATTTGACTACAGTTTTTGACTTAGTGGTGCTCTCCCACCAAATGTCATACGGAAGACCTGTCTTCACAGGGTATGTCGGCCCACGCCATGTCGGCATCAGGAATCCTCTCTAGGAAGAAGGAGGGAGAGGGTCTCGCGACCCCCTCCCCGTATCATTAAATGCTGGAGGTGCAGGTAATGACGTAACGTGCTTCTGGACGGTAGATGTTCCAACCGCCTAGGTACTTCCAACCTACGGAACGGAAGCGATTCAGTTCATCGGTTATTGGGCCGATGACTGTCTTCGGTTCGTAAGTTGTTGCTTCAAGAAGGGCTTGCTTGCCCATGATGATCACTTTGTGATCGTTAGTTGCAGCGGTTCCAGTAGCACCAGCAGACGTTACGTTCGAAGCCGTTTTGGCGTAAGTGAACGTAGTTGTGCTTGGTACTGCCACGATAGTGAATGAACCGTTGAAGGTTGCATCAACTGCCGCGACCGTTACTGTCTCCCCAACTTCAAAACCGTGAACGGTAGAAGTGGTGAGAGTAGCGACGTTGCTGGTCAGTGCCTTGTTGCTGACAACACGAGTAGCACTCGCTGCCTGCTCAACACGAGGAGATTCAATGAACTTGACTCCCTCGTAAACACCGATTTCACCATTCCAGATTGATCCGACACCGGCTTCGGTGTAGGTGTGTGGCTCGCGCCACACGTTCGCTCCGGAAGTTGCTGCTTCACTACGAAGGTCGTAGGAAACATCAGGGTGCAGAAGACCCGTGTAGAACGCGCCGTCCTTAGGCTGAACGTTTGCGCCACGCAGTTTTGCAACTGAGCGACGAACGTCGGAAGCCGTAAGGGTTGTGGTCGCGCCGACGGTCTTATCGACACCGTTGACAACGGTCTCGTCGTCAGAACTCGAACCAGCGGTACGACCTGTAGCAAGACCAATCAGTTTCAGGTAGACCTGATGGTCTAGTGAATCCATTTGGTTGTATGCAAGCATGTCTGCGATTGCAGGGTCGATTTGAGACAGTGACTCAAGGGCTGCACGTTCCGTGCGCTTGAGGGCATTGCCCCATTCGTTGACCGTGACGGACACCTTGTTGGTGTTCTTCATAGCAATCGTGTCAACGTCAGTAGTCTCATCGAGTACTGAAGTGACCCGATCTAGGTCATTGTGTAGTTGGAAAACCACTGTGTTACCGGGATTGGTAACATCAACTGGCTTTTTATCCGCAAATTTGCGGAACATTGGTTCCGACCGCAACTGCATCTCAACTAGTTTGTCGTAACTAGTTTGGATCAGGTTGCTAATGGTCGTTGTGGTAGTTTGCGCCATTAGATATCTTTCTTTCTAGGAGAGTGAATTGATTACTGGCTGCCTTTGAGCAATGCCATCAACTCATCTGGGCTACCCGCATTTTCAATGCGGGATTGTAGATCTAACCCAACACTCGGGTCGATGTCACCCTCACTTACGGCTGCCATCATTTCGGCGGCTTCTATATGCTCACGGTCAATACCGTCAGAGTCGCCTTCTTCGGCAGGAACAATCCCGAATACGTCAGCGTTTTCTTCAACCCATACTTCGAGTTCGTCAACGCTTTCAATACTGTCGGGAACAAAACGAGCAATCTTAGGATCCACACCCATACCTTGGAGAGCGTCCGAAACGTCGGCTTCCCAAGTGCTGTCGTAGAACCCGGAGAGTTCCTCTTCTTGTTCGTTGATGAGTTTCTTCTGATCCGAAATGACTTTCCGGAGACGTTTCATCAAATCGGAATCTGATAAATTGTCGTCATCGAAATCGAATGCTTCATCTGACTGTGCCATGTCGTACTCCCTATACATAATTACGCGCTACCCACAAACTCAACAAGGGGAAGTTAAGTTCGGATGCAACGACTACCGGTCTAATACGCACATCAGTGCCGGTGGAACCTGATGTGGAGTCTTTGGTGTTACTAGTTAAACGTCTTGCCTTTTAGTAAGTGAGGTCTTATCAAGAGCGCCCTGCTTACCGAATGCGGCTTTCTCTTTGCCAACAAACTTTCTTTTCTTCTGACCTGCAGTGGCCCCTCCACTAAGTGAAAGGGTTTCCTTAACAAGACTCTTGTAGTCAAGTGGTTCGCCGTACAGTTTCCCTAAACGTTTAACGTCTGGTTCTTGTGCAGCGGCAGACTTGAATGCTGACTCAGCCTCGCCACCCTTACCAAGATCAACGATCTCTTCAGAGAGAGCCTGATCCCCACCAAGACCAACGCGACCAGCCATGCCACCAACCTGTGAGGCTTCATACATTTTTTGAAGTTCAGTGCGGTCATTAAGACCGAACTCGTTCTTCTTGTTTTGACGCGCTTCAAGTATCGGTTGTGCTTTAGCAGGGTCAAGGAGGTACGCGACAAGGTCGCCCTTGGAAAGGTTGTAGTAGTTCTGCAGGGAACTCACTGTGTATTCGTCGGCGAAGTTTAACGCCTCGTATGCCGTACTGACCCGTGACTGGAATTCGGCCACGGAAATACTGTTCCCGATGAGGGAAGTAAAGTCGTCTGGATCATCGTAATAGCCTGTCGGCATTCCTCTGTCCGATAGGACAGTTGCATATGATTTCTCTGCATCGATGTACTCCTTAGGTGAAAGCATCCGGTCTCCGGCTCTGCCGGTTCCGTCAGCGAGACGCTTCCTGATTACTTCGTTTGCTTTGAAACGATTCTTGTAAGCGTCACTTGAGTAGATAGAAGTCATGATCTGTAGTTGGCTTGGGCTGACGTTTGCCGCGTACACAGCATCAATGTTGGCTATGAGTTGGTCGGTGAAGGTAGCGTCAAGACCAGCCATCATGAATACTTCTCTGACAGCGTCACCGGCAGACTTGTCAGTCTTTCTGCCGATCTCTCGTTTGGATCCGTCACTCATGTACTGGTACATGATGACTAGCCCGCCCTTGGCGCGCTCTTCACCCGTAGAAGTTACGGTCGGCGCGGGTG